TAGCAAAGTATTCTCCTTGGAAATTAGTCCCCCAACGGGACGCAGATTTACTATCAGCTTGTAGTTCTACCTGCGGAAAGATGTCTTTATAGCCATCAGAACCCACCAAATTACGTACTCTACGACCAAAATTTACAGCTAAATCAGCCGTGTGGGAGGACATAATGATCTTTTTATGAGGGTATTTACCTAGAAACCATGCCGGTGCAAGGTAGGAAATCATCTCAGATTTGCCATGACGGGGGGCAATATTGACAATAACACGCCTTTTCTTGCCGTTTGCTATGTCTTCAAAGATTTTTGCCAGCCTTTTATGGTGCGGGCCAACCTTATAACCGGGGTAAACGTGGTCAATGAACGTTAAAAAGTCAGATTTCCCCACAGATTCGACAGATCTACTGTCGTAAATCTTCAAAAGCTCTAAATTACGCCGCTTTTCCTCGCCTTGCATCGACGGCAGGGCTTTTCGGATGATTTTTATCTGTTCAGGCGTTATTTTCACTGCTAACTTCCCTTGCCTGTACGTCAATTACACGCTTTTCCAACTTTTGCAGCGTCTCAAGAAGCTCTTGCTCAACTTCTTCCATAGATTGATGCTTAACTGTAAGCTCGGTGCGCTTCTTAAACGCATCAACACCATCAATTTCGCCTAATTTAGTGATTGCAGCTATCCGGATGCGGCCATCAGGATGGTCTGTCTCTTTAATTAGCTTATTAATGACAAATCTTTTGAGTTCAGCGTACTCTTTAACGAGATCAGCCTGATACGCACCCACCATGCCGGCAAGGTAGGCCATTGTTTCGTTGGGGTATACGGATAAATTGAGTCTTGTCTCGGGATTAGACATTACTTGATTAGCTAACTCAGTAGCTTGGGCACGGGCATCAGCAGATGGCTCGATGGGAACCCCCTGAATGTCGGCAATTAGTTTGACGGTTCTGCCTCGCATCTCGATTTCTTCGAGATCGGTTAGTTCTGGCATGGCTTCCGTAGCATTGGCAGGAAGCGGAATCGAATCTTCAATAGCTGCTAGCAGTGTTGTCATAGAGGAAAGGGGCGCTCCATGTTAGGGAATGTTGAGGTCAGGGCCGTTCGTCCGCAAGTTAATTTTGCACGGCCCGCCTCAACGAGCAAACTCTAACATAAAAATAATTCTTTATGCAACATATTTTTGGTTCCATTGACGGGGGGTACTTCTATATAGAAGGGGGTGGGGTCTAGAAAAGCCAAAAAAAGACCCCCGGGGAGGGGGGTCAAAAGGAGAGGAGACAATGAGCAACTGCATTGCTCGCTGGTAATGTAACACAGAGTTTGGTGAAGTGGTACGTTTCTGCGGAACGGGAAATTTCGGGGGGCAAGGTGTGTCAAGTAATGGGGCGGAAGTTCTAGGCTTCCACTAGATCCCACTTCGCTTTAATGTCTGCGTGTCCAAGACAGGGGAAGTATAGCGGAAAGTTTGGGATTATTTGTGCAGATTATGGGGTATGGGGGCCGAGGGAGTCCCTCAGAGAACTTGGGGGGTCGGGGGCGGGTGGGTCGAGATCAGGCCGGTTTCTTGAAATCCGTATGGGTATCCGGTATACATAACTTATGCAAAGCGATGGGCGCGATGCATTAACCTAACTTAGGGAGAATCAAATGCTGAAAGCATTATGGCGTTGGTTGACTCACTACAAAGTTGTAGTGCAGTGGGAAGATAGAGTATTCGTTCACTATGGATACACACTCAACGAAGCCCTGCAATGGGCGGCTCAATACAAGCTGAGCAACACAATCGTGTTGATCGGTATCAGAGGCAAGCTTGTCGCGGCGCGAGGCGATTGGTAATAACAACGGGGGCTTCGGCCCCCACATCGGGAGATAGACATGAAAGATATTGACCTTGGTTATCTGTCTTGGGATATTCAAATGACCCTAGACGAATGCGAGTCAGACAATGTGCCTTGCAAGTACTTAGGCTTAGGCCATGTAGATGCTGACAACTACAAGTCAAACTACTACCCAATGTATGAAATCGAGTTGGATGGTTTCATCATCACAGACCTGACTAACAACGAGATCCGCATTCGTTGCAAAGAAACAGGCGAAGCAGGTGTGTTTAACCGCGACGCATACTGGACACGAGGCGGTGAATCAATCGCTGAGTTCTACGCAAAGAACTTCTGATGACAGTCGGACAATCCAACATATGGCGCAAGCATGTGATGGTTGCTACGAGGGAGGCGCTACATCAGCGCCGACCTCTTAGTGTCCTACCTAGTCGGTATGAGTTCTTTAAGAAGGCTAGGGAACAAGTAGCTCGCGCAACCTTCTGCGCTAAGCTAGACGGCGACGAGTACAGCAGACTCAAGCGCTGACACAAGGGAGCTACGGCTCCCTTTGATACCAGTTATTTGTCCCCGCGAGCCACCGCGTGCGAGTGCCTGACGCGCTATGTTCCGGATCAGTTCCGGCTGATCACTTGAATAAACAATCAGGTTCCGGTATACATATATTAGCGGTTGACGGTCGTTAACCGCGCTAACGCTTCACTATGGGAGATATCATGGAAGCAATCAAAGGGACGGATTCATTCAAGAATCTGATGTACCGCTTCGCTACATTGAAAGACGAAGAGCTGAATATTGCAGGGATCGTTCACGGTCGTTGCAATACTTTCCACGAAGAGCAACCAGAAGAGATTCTGGAAGAGATGAAAGCCGGTTCAGTAATGAAATGGCAAGAACTCAACGACCCCGTTTCTTACACCAAAGAATGGGTTCCATGCAAAGCCAACTCAAAAGACGCGGCTTTCATTGCTACTGCTGAATGGGCATTGTCCTATTCAACACAAAAGACAAACGGTCTGAAAGAATCAGATCCGAAGATGCACGCGGTATTGAGAACGGTTCAGATACCGGTGAACAAGTACATAAACGGCAACAAGAACGCTTTGATTAAAAAGGTCGAAGAGTATCACAACAAGCTGAACAACATTGTTCGGGTTCGTGCCGTGACTGCTGATTTCACCAAAACGGTGAAAGACGTTATAGACGGTCTTAAGACTAGATGCAAGAACGCGAAGAACCGCGGAGATACAAGCGCGGATGACAAGCGGTTGCACGAAGCGATTGCCGCTTTCAATAAGGTCTGGCTGAAGTAATAGCTAGATCAACAAAAGATGGGGCTTCGGCCCCATTTTTTTGGCCCTTTTGAGACCAGTTATTTGTCTCCGCGAGCGCCTACGCGAGGGCTTGCGCCTAGTTTATCGCGTCAGATCAGGCTGATCGCTTGAATTTCCCGTTTGTATGATGTATACGATATATACCACAAGGCAATCGGCTGAGTGGAATAACCTTTATGGAGTCCGTTATGGAACAGTCATTTAAAAGTTTGATGTACGATTTCTCTGATCTGAAAAGCAAAGAGAAAACAGTCGCGAAATCAGTGTACGAAAAGTGCAACACCTTTCACGAGGATCAGCCAGAGGAAATACTGGAGGAAATGAAGGCTGGCGCAGTCCTGCGTTGGCAAGAGGAACACACAGCCATCGGTTACACGGCTGAGTGGCGACCATGTGGTAAGGGTGAGAAGGCTGTGTTTATTGCCAGTGCAGAGTGGGCTTTGTCATATAGCACTCAGAAAACAAACGGCCTCAAAGAGTCCGATCCATTGATGCACAAGGTTTTGCGCTCAGTCCAAATCCCAGTGAACAAATACTGGAACGCCAACAAAAATGCACTGATTGCCAAGGTGAAAGAAGTGCATGATGAGGTTAACGGGATAACGCGCCAACGCGCACCAACTGCAGACTTTGCAGTTACCCTAAAGCAGACCTTAGAGAGTCTGAAAACCCGATGCAAAAATGCAAACGGGCGCGGCGATGAAACGGCTGACCTTAAGAAGTTGGATCGATGCATCGCAGTGTTCAATAAAGAGTGGACTAAGTAACCACTAGCCAAACCCCGCAGATCGCAAGGTCTGCGGGGTTTTTTTTCGCCCGAATAAGAGACCAGTTATTTGTCCCCGCGAGCATGTTTGGCTAGCGCCTTATATAACGCATCAGCCGCATCTGACGCACTAATTAGCAGATCAGCCATAGCTGACAGCTTGTTCTACTTTTCCCATTTTGTTCTACTTTTTCTAGAACAAATTTATTTTGTTCTACTTTTTCTAGAACAAAAC